AGGTGCTTAGCCTTATTAAAAACTTCCGGTGTATATAAATTCATATGGTTCCTTTCCTTGTAGCTTTATCTTATGGCTAATGACCGACATTTAAATGACACGAAGCATTTCAAGCTTTTGCAAGCTATCGCTTCGGTTAAAAAAGTGCCTTGCGAAGATTACCCTGACTACATGTTTCCCGAAGAGTTTTCAGATCCGGATCAGCGGGAAGCAGTTACAAAGTTAGCAAAAGCATTGTGTCGGCAGTGCCCAATTATTGAGCAATGTTTTACGTACGCTTTAGAGACGGATCAACAATACGGTATTTGGGGTGGGACTTCTCCAGGGGAAAGATAAAGTCCCTTAGCAAAAAGCCAAGGGACCTTATTCGACGGATCACAAATTATTTTTTAGAAGCAACTGATGTGAGTATGCTTAGAAAGCCTGCGCCAAGAGAAACGCTAGCCATTGATACCCAATCAACTTCAAACAAACCGATTGATCCAGTTCCAATAAATGCGATTGCTGCTTGAGCTACAGTTTTGATTGCGCGCTCTGATGCGTAATTCCAAAAGTCTAATGTAAACAAATTACTCCCTACGGTTCTTTATGTTTATTAATTCTAACGTCTTCCCAGGTCGCGGCCGCCGTATAAGCTGTGAGGATTATCGAGATCAAAGAGACTCCACCTACAACTAGCTGAACCGATACTTGGCGATCCCAAATAAAAGTAAGCATTCCGAAGACTACCATTGCGTAGCCTAAACGATAACCACCAAATATGAGCTTACGTCTGAACTTCCAGCTCGGACCCGTGGACTGATCCGGCTCGTCAGCCAGGCCGAAGATAGCGTCTACTATTTTTTTCGCGCCCATGTAACCCAAAACCTACCCATCCGTTTACCGAGTGTGCCCGGTATATATCGAGGAGCTTTATTAATAGCTTGCTTTTGGTTAGCTTGCTTTTTTAGTTTTTGATCTATAAACTTTTCAATATCAAAGGTTTTGGCGTATCGCATGTCGGGCTTTTTGGAAGCTGTCATATGAAGATGCGCGCCGCGGCTGCATGATCCTGAGTTTCCAACTCGCCCTACCGGCTGACCCATATTTACTCGATCGCCTACTTTTAGATTCTTCATGCACGTTGATCCGTCTTCATGATCCTTGCCACTGCAATTAATAGTGTTGTGCTTATTGCAATAAAGGTGAGCATGACCGATATAAAGATTGTGCTCATCAGTTTTAAATTCGACGAACCAGCCTAGACAATTGCTGTAGTCTATCTTGGTAACCACGCCCGAAGTTATTGCGGGTATAAGTGCTTTCGATTTAGGCGCGTAATCCGTGCCACGGTGCGGACTCGTACGTGGCGGCTTATTATCGCCAAAGCGACTTGTAATAGTTGACTTAGGAAAAGGGTGTTGCCAGCTCATATATATATTCTACAATCGGTAAAAACAGTATTGTTTAGAGGGTTAAAACAGTAGGGTAGAGATGACATTTCTAAATGTCATTTATAAGTTACACAGCTCCGAGCCAAGATCCAAGGGCACCACCGATCACAGCCGATGCTCCCATAAATATCCAAAGCTTGCGCTCAAGATTTCTGATCCGCAATTCATGATCCTTCATGTTGCGCTCAACCCAGTCGATATGCGTAGGGATTTTCTCATTGAGTCGCTCGACTTGTTTGATAAGTTCAATAGCCCAAGCGGGAATTTCTTCGTTCATCTTTATTCACTAGGCTCCGACTTGACAGCTACCCAACTAACTGAATCTTCGTCCCACCTATATGTAACGCCATCAGGATTCTCTTTAGTTTTTGCATCTTCTGGAAGGGCAACTGGAGCAACCCATCCCGAAGTTGCAGAATCCCAAACCCAAGAGGGGTAGTATGGTGATGAGCGAAAAACATCCTCATTTTCAAAATATTCATCTCCAATCCCTGCGAATTTTCCTCTGAAATTAGAGTTGAAACTTGTCTGAATCCAAGTGCCAATTAGTCCAATCTCATTAAGATATTCCTGACCCCTGTGTTCATGTTCATCGGACACCCTTACGACTTGAGTTACGATTCCATTTTCTACTTTTGCGAAATGTGCCATTTTATTCACTCCAAACTAATCTAAGAAACCCAGAGCCACCATTTCCTGAATCAGCTACGAGGTCTGCATTGTTTTGATTTGAGTATTTGACCCAACAAGAGACTGGCCAACCCCACCGCCGCCAGTTTCCATGTTAGTGCTGTCAGCCCCAACGCCGCCGCCGCAACCTCCAGCATTAGCGTTTGCGGTGTCGCTACCAAAGCCACCGCCACCGCCGCCTTCTGCTATGACTAAAGACCCAAATGAGGTATCTCCGCCATTGCTACCATTTGAGCCATTACCGCCACCAGAGCCACCTGCTCCAATGGTGATTGTGTAAGTCACTCCTGGGGTAACGGGAACAATTCTTTCAATGAGACCGCCTCCGCCACCGCCTCCACCGCCAGTGTTTTGAATGGAGGTGTTGTGACCGCCACCGCCACCGCCACCAGCAACAGCCAAAACATTGACCGCTTCGACTCCAGCTGGTGCTATCCAGCTTCCCGATGATGTAAATTCCTGAGTCTTTTGAGTCTTACCGCCACCAGCGGCAGCGACTGGAAATGTTGAAATTGCCATTAGCTAATCTCGCTTCCAAATGCTTGATAGGTTGTAGCGGATCCCGTAGCAGACTGAACTACTATTTTATCCGCTGCACCTAAAGTTATACCTAAAGTAAATGCTTGAATTGTGTTAGCGCCTAGCTCTGCTTGATAAACGATCGCGTTAGAAGTTCCCGCACTATCGCCCGACGCGACTACATAGATTGAGATATCGCTAGCGGTTCCGTCTACGTTGGTCGCGGTAATAGTTGAAACTACTGCGGACGTTGATCCCGGAACAGTATATAGATCCGTAGCTGATGTATTTGCGGGGAGTGATTGTCCCAAGATTTTATATGTCGTTGCCATTTTTTCTAAGCTCCAATAAGTAGAAACGGACTAATTTGTACGCTAAGAGATACGTCGCCGGTAACTCCTCCGCCGTTTAAGTAATCACCGGCGGTGACTGCTGTAATATCTCCCGGGTTACTTATATTCTCCCAGGCACTGCCATTATATTTGAAAATTGCATCTGTATCTTTTAAATAGACAAGCATGCCTTCTGACAATACAGGCGCTAGCGCCGTGTCTCTAGCCGCTGAATCATCAAAAACCATTACAGACTGCCGCATTAAATATGTATCAACTTGATCCGCGGTGAGCACTTGCCCTGCAGTGAAATCAAGAAAAGGCATTTTTTACCATCCCAAACTATTGTCTACATCTAATCTACCAAATACTGCGTCATCTAAAACAAACAAAGCCCCGGCAACGCTGGCAAGGCGTAATCTAATTTTTTCTTCACTTGGATTTTGTCCCTGTTGCATTCCAATTATTTTTGCATATTGATTTATCTGTGGAGGTATACCGTTTGGAGTAAACTTTACTTGAACAACATCGCCAAGCTCAGCTTGTAAAAGTGCTTCCCTTTCAGAAGGAGTAACTGTCTTCAAGTCAATAGTTATTTCTTCAAACCTAAATTCGGGCTCGCCGAACCTATTAACTAAGAATTGCGCAAGTGTGTCGAGTTGTGGCTGAGAAGATAGAAGTGTTTCTCGAACTAAGTCGCGTTCGCCGTAAAGACCTATAGACTCAGTATTGTCAGCGGTAGAAACTCCGACTGAGCTTGAAACCTCTACACTGTTGAAGAGAAGCTCTGAACCAAAAACGACCGCAATATTTTCGTATCCGATTCCGCTTGAATCATCGGCAAAAACTAAGCCACCTGTTTGAAAAGAAACATTTCGGCTAACAAATTTGACGCTTCCATCCTTAGAAATAAACAGATCTCCAGGCTCACTTCTTGAAGCTAGTCTCAAATAGTTGAGAAGATTAGTATCAGCTGCAATTGTGTCGTCAACTAATATCGCCCCGCCTAAGTCGACATCTCTCTTAGCAGCAGGCCAGTCGAATGAGTCGAGAAGTCTTTCTATCCTTTCTCCGGTAAATTCTTGCGCAGTTGTTATGCTTTCTTGTGTGGTGATATTTGTCAAGAAACTGAAACCGTCAAAGGCCTGAGCAACAGCGTTTGAATTACCATTTGGGCTGTATTCGACATTCCAGTCTTCTATTGTTCCTTCGAACTGGATAACATCGTCAACTGTTACCCTTATCTGTCTTTTAGGAACTATCTGACCAAAGTATGGAGAAGCTTCGAAAGTCGGATCAAAGTCTCTATCATTGTTATTCCATACGACAGTGCATTGACCAGCATTGAACTGATCTAAGTCTCTCGACTTACCCCGTTGAATATTAAAATTTTTGAACCCATCACTTACATCAACAAGGACTTCAGCGCCTCCCAGAACAAAGGTTGTATTTCCGAGCACTCCTTTTATAGGATCATCAAGAGTCAAGAACGGAGCGGAGTTTCCAGCTTCCGTAAATCCAATTTCAATCTTTACGCTCATGCTGATGCAAAAACTTTTCCTGATACTGATTCGTATCGCTTTATCGCGTCAACAACTTCACGGCCTATTGCTACCGGATCTGATCCGACTCCTGTGCTAACCGTAATATTTATATTATTGGTGGTTGATCCAAATGAACCAATACGATCGAGCGGAATAACAGCTTCTGGGCGACCAGCCTCAGCTAGGTTAGCTAATACTCCACCGGGTTTAGGCATAACAATGCCGCCATCGGCAAGTTGTGGAATTGTTGGAATATTTGCTCCGCCAAAAACAATGTCGGGTAATCCAAATCCAGGAGAAGGAATTGTAAAGCGGATCGAGTTAATTCCGCGGATCACATTATTCATAAAACGGATAATGTCGTTGAGTGGTTTTTTAATAAAGCCAACTAACGCTTCGAAAGTGTTTTTAATAAAGTCCTTCATCTTATTAAAAATTTCTTCCGCTCTTGATCCAATAAAATCAAACGCTTCGACAATGCTCTCAGATATAGGGCTTATTACATTTTCATAAAGCCAATTAATACCGTTCTCAAATGCGTCAAAAGCAGGTTGAATAATGTCGTCGTAAACAGACTGAAAAAAGTTAGCTACTTTTTCAAACGCTTCTTTAATAGCCTCAAAAGTCGGATTGATAACTGTGTTAAAGAAAGTTGTTAATAGTTCGCTAAACGCATCTATAACGGGTTTGATAACGGTTTCGTAAGCAAACTTCCAAGCAGCTACATAAAGAGTAAATACTATTAATGCCGCGTCAAATACTGGCTTAAGTACATTTTCATACAACGCGTTAATCGCTGATCCGAAAGCATCAATAACTGGTTTGATGTATCCTTCGTAGGCACTCTTGAAAAACTCCGTAACGACTCTCCAGGTGTCTTGAAAAAAGGTAGTCTGAGTTGCCAAGTAAACAATGCCCGCGGCCACGGCTGCGATAGCTGCTGCCATTAAATAAAGAGGGTTGACAGCCATGATCGCCTGGAAAGCGACTTGAGCTGCCGCAGCAATTTTCGTAGCGTTGGTATAAAGATAAATACCTGTAGTCAGGGTTCCGAATACGGCCGCGAAAGTAGCTATTGTGGGAACATTATCTTTGATCCAGCCAAAGGTTGTGGTTACGGCAGGCAATAAATTATCTCTAATAGCTACGGTTAAAAAGCCTATAAAGTTTGTAAGTCCGGTAAGGATCGACGGCAACGCAGCGACGGCAGGTCCGATCGCTTTAAAAAATTCAACAAGCGCAGGTCCAGCTTGAGCAATAACTGGTTCCATGTCATCAGCAAGATCCAAAAGAGTCGGGGCCAGATCGCTACCGATTTGTATTCCTACATCAACAACTCGTGACTTTAGCAAATCAAACTGAGCGCTCATCGACTCAAGTTGTTTGTTAGCTACTTCCTCAGCAGTTCCTCCTGCGTTGCGAAGCTCACCCTCGTATCCTCGTAAAGCTTCTCCATTTTCAAGCAGAAGCAACAAACCAGCACGAGCTTGTTTAGTGAAACCTAGGTTTGCTAGCGTAGCAAGTTTTTGCTGAGTTGTCATTGGGCCAAGAACATTAGTAAAGTTGTCGGCTATATCCGCCAAGTTCTTCATGTTGCCCTCAGCGTCAAAGACATTAGTAAAGTTGTCGGCTATATCCGCCAAGTTCTTCATGTTGCCCTCAGCGTCAAAGACGGAGAGTCCTAATTCTTCAAACTGACCCGGCACTGCTTTTGCGCGATCTGACAAACCAAACAACGTGTTTGTTAACTGAGTTCCAGCGATCTCACCCTTTACACCAGCATCAGCAAATACAGCAAGTGCGGCTGCACCCTCTTCAACATCTTTACCAACTGTTTTGAGAGCAGTTCCCGCTTTGGTCGTTAGCGATGTGCTGAATTGCTCGATCGTTGCGTTAGCGAGTTGAGAAGCTCTAGCTAGCGTATCCGAAACACGGACCATATTTTCCATGTTTGCAACGGCATCGTCGCGGACTGCAAGCCCCAAGGCTGATTGCGCGTCTGTTAGCAAGTCCGTTGCGGTTGCCATGTCGAACATACCGGCTTGAGCAAATTGGGCAACAGTGGGCATTGCCTGAATAGATGCAGTTGCATCCAAACCCGCTGAGGCTAAAAAGTAAAAGCTTTCCGCTGCCTGATCCGCCGAGAACGTAGTTGTCTTAGCAACTTCTCTAGCCGCGTCTGCCATGTCGTTACGCATTGCATCGCTGACATCGCCCATGATCGAAACGGACTGTTGAAGCTTGGAGTCAAACTTTGCGAACTCTTTTACGGACTGAACAGCTACTCCCGCTACCGCTGCCGTTGCAGCTGCGGCAACTCCCGCCGCCAGCTTTCCGAAGTCTTCCAGCGACTGAGTAGCGTTTTTAATTCCGCGCTTATCGAACTTAGTTACGATGGGTAGGTTAATTG